TTCAATTAGGTTTAAAAGATCATCTATCATAAGCCCGAAAACAACCTTTCGCATTCCGTGGTCTAGGTATTGGACAAGTTTCTGGTCTTGTTCCTCAGTTATGTCTACGCTTAAACGTGGACGTCGGAATAAGTCGTTCATCTTTAAACCTCCAGTCTTCTGATAATATCATTTAAGTAAGAGATATTATTTGAAAGTCTAGAATTAAACATTCTTAGTTCGTCTGCTAGAGGTACAAGCGGTTCAAGTGGTGGATTCTTTTCTGAACAAGCTACTTCTGGGCTTGACTTGATTAAAACTGACATAAGCGCAGCAGCCAAAGTAGAAATAGTTCCTTCTAAAATATTCAGAGAATCATCTAAAGCTGAGCATGTAGTCATTATTTGAGAACTTTTTCTCATACTTTCACAAGCTTGTTCTTTATTTCTTTCATAACTTCCTTGCATGTTAAACCTCCAATTTTAAATCTTCCATATCATACTGGTCAATGTCAAAGGAAAACTCAACTCCAGACAAAGGCCCGTCAAGAATTACACCGGAAAGTTCGAATTCAACTAAGTCATCTGTCATTTGTTTTTTCCTGACGTTGTAGATTTGAAAGTGCCCGATTGTTGAATCCAGTTTAGTTATTTTCATCTTCTTTTCTCCTTGTTAAAAAAGACCGGCTGAGGGTGGTTAGCCGTCTGAAGAACAGGGAAACGTTAGTTTCTTAGTTATACCCTCACGGACAATTCCGCTGCCGGTCTTCGTTGGTTAATCTGTAGTGTTTTTTATTGGCTTCATATTAACTAATACCAGTCGATCATGAAGTAAATCTTTCGATTTTATTACTCTAAAGCCTATAACTGGTGCGACCATAGTCCACTTATTAGTTATTCTTTTCTGCATAACTACATCAGTGTCATCAGGAAGAACATTAATTAATTCTTTAAGTTCTTTTAGCTTCATGTTAGTTTTTCCTATAGTTAGTATTCTGGGCAGGGATTTGCACCCTGCATGATTAACTCGCATGTATGTTCAGTCATTTTGTTTCAGACTACGTGGTTTCCAGTTATCTTACCACGGTATTAGCGTCTACCTATTCCGCCACCAGACAAAAAAGGCCCACTCCCAAAACGTCTTCTGGGTGATATCCGTTAATTCGGATCGAGTTGGTGCGATAGTGACTGGAGAAGACCACTGTTCGTTACGGGCACTGCTGCAATTAAATTGCGTCAGGGAAGTTAAGCTCTTTTAATATACTTCCTAACTTTGTTAACTGGATTTCCATCCTGATCCTTGCCAACGCCAAGAATAACCCAACCAGATTTTCCAACCAAGTCATTCTTGATGTCCAGCTGCTGACTGAAGTCAATTCCAAAAGCACTGGAAAAATTCCCTATGTCCAAAGTAGCTTTGTTCCGTTCCTTTGGAGTCATAGTTTCATTCGGAAGTGGCATGTAAGAACCGAATTCTTTGGAATAAGGATCATCAGAAATTTCAAAGAACGGCATGATGAAAGGGTTACCGTTTTTGTCCTTGCTTTTCATAAAGCTAACAATGCGAAGTTCTACTTCCTCTCCATCAGGGTGAACAGTAGGTTCAAATGTGTCGTTCAGGTTAACGCTTGATAAGTCGATAAATTCTTCTGTTGTCATTTTTACTTCTCCTTGTTTTAGAGCTTTGCTCCATTTAGTTTATGCCAAGTTATTTGGCGGTGGTTCAGTTTTTTTTAGCTTTGTTTTGCAAACAGCGGTTTGTCTTCAGTTGAAAAGCCACACTTCTTAAGCATGTTTTTAATGTCTGGTTTTTCATATGTGTCTAAAAGTCCTTGTCTAGCAAGACGACTTCGTGCAATATGAGTTCCAGTAGATTGAGTTAATATTCTGTATTCAACTCCGGCAGACGTTCCTTTCGGATCAAGAACATAAATCTCATCAAATAATAGTGGAATTGTAATACTTCCTTTTCCAGTTGTCATAAATCTATACGACATTTTACCGCTTACTTCATCTTTATTTCCTTCTAAATGCCCAGTAAGGAAAAAATCACACGGAACTTGAAGAAGTACTTTTAACCAATTCTGAATCTTCAGTTTCTGTGGAATGTAGTCTTTTGCCCATCGTGGAGGCTGGCCTGCAACTCCCTCAGATTTTAATATCTGATTCATTATAGCATCACTCCAGGTTGTAGCACTGTCAATAGCATAAGTTGAAAAATGATTAAAGTAACCTTCTTTTATTCTTCTTTTTGTTTCCTTTTCCCAATCACGAAAAACACTAGGATCAGTAGGGTCCTCCAGTTCCCACCGAGTATCTGCAACAATTTCACCTTTTTCAATTAAGTCTCTTAAGTTTATGGAACCTCCAGGATCAAACACATCTAAATGGATAGGCTTTCTGGCAGTTCTTAAAAGAAAACTTTTGCCACTTCCGCTTTCACCCAGAACTAAAGCATTAAAAGTTTTAACCCTAGCTGATTCTTTATACATTGTTTGAAGCTTACTTACCTCAGCCTGGACTTTTAAGAAATTATCATCGTGTTCTGGCATTTAGTTCTCCTTTCACTAGAAATAACATCAGAAGAAGTTATTCTAGTTACAGACGTTCTACTAATTTTAAACATCTTACCAATAAACTTAAGAGTAAATTTTCTTGATTGTACTAATTTTTTCATTAAGTCTATTTCACCTTGATAGAATTTATTCACTACTTCTCCTCTGTTTCCTCCTCTTCCTTTTTTAATCATATCTAAAAGATTATCTCCTTGATCTCCTATAAAAAGATGATCAGGATTAACACAAAGTGGATTATCGCATTTATGACAAACAAGTTTTTCTTTGGGGATATCTCCGTTTTGGAGTGTCCAGGCAACTCTGTGTGCCCCAACAGAAATATTACCAGTTCTAAATTTACCGTATCCTCTGTTAGTTACTGATCCTATCCATATCCAACAAGTGGAATCCTTAGGAAAAGAAATCAAACGAAAAAAATTATTTCTTTTAAATTCTTGTCCTTCATAATAACCAGTTCCATTCATTTCAATACTCCTTAACTTCCAAGTTAAAAATTTCTTTCGCAGGTTTTTCTGTAGGATCCCAGAATTCCTCTTTAAATCCCAGCGGCGGTTGGTGAGCATTGCGTAAGGGATTTGCCCAGGCCATACAGAAATCGTGGTATTCACAGAGCCGGAAATAGTTCAAGCAGCTGGTGTCACGAAGTGGAAAAGCATGGAGTGTCGGGTCAGATTCTTTGGCATCATTAAGTAACGAGTATTCACGCTCCAATTCCCAGAGGTAAAACCGTGTGTTGTCTATCCAGGTTTGCATCTGTTCATTGGTTCGTTTAATTAAAAACCGGCTGAAAACATTCTTAGGTTCAGCAGGGGACTTTCTGTTTTTAGGAAAAAAACTTCCATTCATCTCAACACCGTCAACAGAGTCTTGAGGGTAAAGGCAATTCAGAACGTGATTGTAAGTTCCGACTTGGCCGTCAAGAAGCCATTGTTCAGCCCAGAGATAACTACCGCTGCCAGTTTTATGCTCCCTTGAACGAATTCTTCCATTATGCTTGTTTTTCAAAACAGCATCCATTCGGAAAAACAGCTGACGTTTTTCATCTATCATAACGGAGCCAGCAATTTCAGTGTGAAGGGTTTCAAAAAACTCTAAGTCCTGGAGGTATTCTGGGTAAGCAGTGTATTGGGCCAGGCGTTCAAAGGCTTTGTCTGGGTTTTTAGACGGAAAGAAATCATCTGTCTCAGGCCCGAAATAAGTCCGGTAGTAGGTTAGGAATTTGTCATAAGCATTCAAAACCTCAACTTGGGAATAGCCTTTCAGAAGCAAGTGTTCCATAGCTTCATGCCAGGCAGAACCGAAAACCAGATGATTGTTTGGTTGCTGGCTTTTCCATCCCAGAACATGGGAGTAGAAAAACTTACGAGGGCAGGTTTTGAACTCTTTAATTTTTGAATTGTCAACTTTGTTGTCAAGTAGAGCTTGCATTTTTTAGTCCTTTTTTAAATAGTTATTGTGTCTTTCAAAAAACTTTCGCAAAAATCACACTGTGTAGATTCATAGTCTGTTGTTTCCATACTTATCATACGTCCAATAAGTGCTTCTTTAACAGCACAAGAAAAACACAAAGTTAAGTCTTTGTCATCCCTGTGGGATATATAGATTACTCTTACAGTTGCCATTTTTTTAGTCCTTTTGCTGGGCTTGTGCAATTAAATTGCATAAGGGTGTTGGTTTAGCCTTCTTTTATCATTTAAAGGATATTTTATTATATCAGATATTATTTTTCTGTGTACCTTAAACATCTTTCCTATAAATATGTAACTAAATTTTCCTGATTCATGTATCTTTCTTATTAAGTCAAGTTCACCTTGATAGAATTTTATTACTCTCCCAGAATTAAATCCTCTTCCTTTAGCAAACATATCTTTAGCATTATCAGAACGATCACCAAGAAAAAGATGGCTAGGATTCACACAAGCTCTATTATCACAAGTATGAAGTACCCATTTATCTTTTGGTATAGGCCCATTCACTAATTCCCATGATATTCTAGAAGCTATTACTATCTTTGTATGTACACCAAAGTGACCATATCCACCAGAACTTTTTGCTCCTGTCCATATCCAACAGTCGGTATTTTCAGGATATGAAATTTTATTATTAAATCTATCTAAGTCAAATTTCTCTTTATTGTAAAAACCGTATCTAATCATATTATCTCCCTTTTAATCTAACGGATTATTAAATTTAACTTCTGGTAATCGTTCGACTAAATCAATAAACACTCCGGACTTAGGCTTACCTGATGACCAACGATGTTGGTATGCTACTACTGCATCATAATTAGTTAGTTCATATCTTTTTTCCCATAGTTCCTGTCGTCTTTCATCTGTTAAACTAAACGAACCAATCTCGAATTCAATTCCATCCGTTTTACATAATAAAGCTCCTAATGTATTAGAATATTTTCCAGTTCCTTCTACGTATCCACTAATAGTATATATATCTTTTTTACGGGGCTTAAACTTCATAACCCAAGTGCTGCGTCGGCGAAGGTAAGTGGCATTGAATTCCCGAATAACAATTCCTTCATAGCCGTTTTTAATGAACAGGTCAAAGCTTTCTCTGACTTCTTCCAAGGTAAAACTTACTTTAGAAGGAACCAGTTGAATTCTTTCAGTAAAAAACTGGCTTAGTTTCTTCAATTCCAGCAAACGGTGGCACTGTTCGTTTTGTTCCTGAACCAAGTCAAAAACATGAAATTCCATAAAAAAGTGATCTGGGTTCAGGTTTACTGTTCGTCCAACAATTGAGTGGACGTCCTCGAAACTCATTCCATGACAGTAAAGCTCGCCGTCAAGTTCCAAAGGGACTTTTACTGCCAAGGAAAAAGCTTCCAGTTCTTTCTGGATTAAGGGAACGCTTGATATTATGTTTTCTTCACTGGAAAGCAGAAGGGCTTTGCCGTTTCGAAGAATTGCCCTGCAACGCTCACCGTCCAGTTTTGGCTGGACAATGTAAGGAGGTTTCCAAGTGGCAAGACGTCTTTCTTCAAACGGGTAACACAACATAACTCCGGTTCTTTTAGACATTTTCATATACTCCTTTATGTCCTATGACTCTTCCTACTCTGTGAGGTTCCAGATTAAGTAATCTAGCTACTTTAGCTACTATAAGGTATTTAGCATATAAATCTCTTATTTCTTTTATTTTTTCAGTACTTAAAATATTATGCTGATTCCCTCCTCCAGTTCTTTTCTTATTTATCATATCATTCATATTATCTGAAAATGTCCCTAAAAATAAATGATTAGGATTACAACAGGCTGGATTATCACAAGAATGACATACATTCATATCTTTAGGCAAATCATAGTAATTTTTGTATCCATTAGATAACGCATAAGCCATTCTATGAGCTCCTACATAAGTATTTCCTAGCCTAAATTTTCCATAGTTTCTATATCCACAAGAAGCAAGCCAATTCCAACATTCTTTATCTGTTTTCTTGTCCACCTTACTCCAAAATCTATTCTCATATTTTAATTGTTTCATGCTCGTTTCTCCTGTTGTGGTTTTTGGTGGTTTTCAGTGTTTAAAAAACCCTGGGTTAGAAATGACTAGAAAACTAACCCAGGGAGGGAAACCCGCTTAAAGAAGGATCAAACTTTAAGCATCAGGGAAGCCCTTTTTAAACTAAAGACCTTGCTGAAGTTGTGCAATAAGTTCCATACGTTCTTCAGCAGACATTTTACTGATGGCCATGCGAGCAGCTGTTTTAGGATCTTTGGCTGCAGAAGGCATTTTCGTTCCAGGTTTGTAACCGTCTGCCCATGTTTGCGGATCATTTTCAGTCTCCAGACATTTCCGAACTCCGCTCTGGACTTTGACGATAAGCTGTTCGATGAAGATCTTGTTAACCAAGTCCTCTCCGAAAAGCTCTACATTTTCTGCCAGTGTTTCTCCAATCACGTAACTAACTTCGCCTTCTCTTGAAACTTTTGGTGCTTTTGCTTTAATCTGCATTGTTTTAATCTCCATTTTGGTTGATAAAAGTTATTGGTTTTTGGTGTCATTTTTTAATGCTACCAATTGTTAACATCATAACAAACCGTTTCCAAGATGTCAACAAAAGTTTAAAAAATTATTTTGTCAGTTTTAAAAATTCAGCTTAATTGCATTTTCCTGAAGTAATCCTTGGATTAAGTCTCCAAGAATGGTTCCTTTTTTATTATACTGTCCCATGTTAATTGCATATTCTGTTCCAAGAACTTTGGGAGAGTAAAACCAGACTTCTCCCAGGGAATTCACTTCCACTTCTATAGAAAAGTTTTTTACTTTTGAGTTTTTAGTTATTTCTTCATCACTCAAAGGTTTAGAATAAATCCCGATTTGCTCCATTATCCACCTGCCATCAAGAGTTAAAACATCCGAAGTCATGATGTTGTGAAGCTGGAAACAAAAAGGGTTATCCCAGTTTGCTATGTTTTTAGCAATTTGGTTGAAAAATGCTGCCTGTTGATCACAGTCCATTTCACAGAATTCCTCCGCCAGTTCTTCAGGCGTTGGCGTAATGTAGATTTCTTTTTTTCTAATTATCATTTTTAGTTTTCTCCTTAGTATCCATATGGTTTTTTAGAAAAACCTTTCTTGCAGCTTTAAACAAACATGCAGAAAGACCCTCAGACTGGTCATGCCAGAAATCACAAATAAACTCGTGATTTATTTTCAGATGGTACAGGGTTTCACCCTTTTTGTTTCTTTCTTTCTGGTTTATTATTGCTATCATTCTTACCATCCTTTCGGTTTCATACCTTGTTTTCTGTTTTTGTCCGCTGGAACTTCAGGTGAAGAAATTGAGTTCTTGTGTTCTGGGGCGAGAAGTAGAATGATTTGAGTTTGGTTTTCCAGAACTTTCTGGAGTGTTTTTTGAATATCTCCAATCATAAAGCTAATTAACACGCCCCAGGTTGTAACAACTACTAAAATTGCTATTGCTAACACAAGTTCTTTCATTTCAAAAGATCCTTAAGAAGTTCTTCTTTGTCTTTAGCAGACATTTTGCGAAGACAGTCATTCAGTTCCTTGGCTTTCGTGCTGGTTTTAACCCGGGTGACGCCAATTAGTTTCTCGCCGTCAAAAGAGTTAAGAATTTTTCTTCTTCCATCAACCATAGCAAGCTGGTAGTCCAATTCCTCGTATTCTTCTTTGATTTCTTGGACTTTGTCCCGTTGTTCACAGAACAGTTTCTTTAAAAACTCCAGAGTTTCCCGTTCTTTAACTGCTTGTTTTTTAAGCATTTTTGTTCGAGTTTCTTTAAACTCCCTAGGAGTAGGCAGGGCAGTTAAAACTGTGAAGGGTTTTACGAAAGCTGTTTGGCCGGTTGAGTATTGCATTGCAAGATTCATCATTTTTTTAGTCCTTTTTTTCTGGTGCAAGCACCACGTTAAAGTTTGCCTTTTGGCCTCGGAACTTGGCGTTGCAAAAGGTAAAGTTTAGTTTCAGTTTTTTTGCAAGCTGTCGGACTGCTAAGGTCAGTGCCAGTTGTTCACTTGTTGCATGAGTGTAAAAAACCAGCACCTGACCGAACCAGTTCAACTTTACTTCGTAAAGTTTTTTTAACTGTTTATTCAAAGTGTTTCTCAATCCCAGGAATTTTGTGGACGACTTCTGAATGGCCTTCTGAAATCATCTTCTCAATCAGTTCAACTGTTGCTTCGGAGCAGTCAAACCAACAACCTGGCATAGAATCCCCCTGACGGGCAAATGCCAGCCAAGTTGTTTCAAGAGTTTCTTTGGAAACTTTCTTCATGTAAAAATTGTTCTTAATCTTGTATAGCATTTTTTGGTTCTCCTTTTTGCAGCAAAGCTGCTTTTTTGGCCCGAGATGCCTTTTTTGGAACTGCATTGAAACATGCGGGGCATCTTAAGTCCAGTACTTTTTGAGCTCCGTATTTTTTAGCCATCTCGAAAAAAACGTGTTTTTCATCTTCAGAAAGCCTAAACTTGTTATTACATGTTTTACAGGTAAAAATAAATGTCACTTTAAACCTTCCTTTGGCAACACAGGGCCTTATCTTGGCAACTGTGTTGCCTGTTTAATTGTTTTGACTCACTATAACATGGATTTGCAAAACTGTCAATAAATGTTTTCAAACAGTTTTTGCTGAACTGCTGGTGCAATTAAATTGCAGCAGGGTTTAACTTTCTCCCTTAGTTTATTTCGAACTGCCTTAGCTTGTGGGTTTCTCCAGTGACTAATGTTGTTTAAGATGTAAAGACACTGAGTTTCAAACTCATATGTGTTTTCTTCCATAAGCATAGCTTCGTCGCAGTAATTCACTGCATAGTTTAAACTCGTCTTAAAACTCTTTGTGTCATCCAGAATGATTCGGATTGCGTCTTTTTTAGTCTTCATTTTGTTTTTAGTCCTTTTTGTTTTTAAGTGTTAAAAGAATTCCTGCGAACATCAACAGGTAAGCCAGCAAGAAACTGGCATAAACAAAAGACCAGTTTTCCACCTGTTGAACCCCGTAAACAATTGCCAGGCCGGTCAAAACCAGTCCGGTTGCCACCAGTTTTCTAATCATTTTTTACTCCTTTGGTTTAAAGTGCCTTAAATTCCGTGTTTGCTTAACAAGCAGAACTTTCTGCTCCAAATCCTTAAAAAACAATAACTGGGCATTCCTTTCCAGTCATCAATGTAGTCCTGTGCGTCACTGCGATATTCCCACCCAGTTTCCAAAACCGGAGGAGAAGTTTTAACGTTCGCAACGAAGAACATGTATTCCGGGTTTTCCAGCAAAATATCTAAATTCATTCTGTTTCCTCCTCTGCACAAGGTGCAAGCATTTGTTTACGGAATTCGTCTGCAGGTAAAGACATTACAGCAATGTCTTGGCCATTACCTCTTACTATCTGGTGAGGAGTTAATTCCCCACAAGAAACACAAATACATAAAACAATTTCACTTTTTGGCTCAAAGTCTAAAATGGCTCTTGTTGCTTTAAGTGAACGCTTTGGAAGTTGTGTTTTGTTAAACTCAATACATTTTAAGCAAACTAAACCTTCTTCCTTTCCTTTATTTCTAACACTACTTCTTTTAATTACTTTATATTCTCCTGATTCTTTAAGCACTAAAATACCAGGCTCAGTGTTTTTAGGCTCTGTGTTTTGAGGTGTAAAACCTGTGTTTACTATTGGGTCTGGAGTGTTTGCATTATTATAAGATTCCAGGTCAATTTTTCCTTGTTGAACTTTAGATTTTTCAAACTCTCTATATGCAGCAATAAAATCAGGACTACGATTAACATCTTTCAAACTACTTAACTGAACCAGAGGTTCCGAAACATGACCTAAACTTTCAAAAGATAAATTATTAAAGATTCTTTTTTTGTTTAATCTTGTTCTGGAAGAATTA